TATGACGACACTTTCAAAAGAGGTATGCAAACTTACGTTTTCAATGTCCTTGTCATTGTTGGCAGGGTAGATGAAAGAACTGCGCAATCAAATCTTGATGCCTATGTTTCAAGCACAGGCACTTCAAGCATCAAACGAGCAATTGAGGGTGACAAAACTCTTGGTGGAGTTGTGTTCGATACAAGAGTTAGTGAGATGAGAAACTACGGCCAACTACCTGTTGGTGAGGTAACATATCTAACAGCAGAGTTTACAGTTCTTTGCTACGCAGACTAGGAGTAATAACAAATGGCAAAATTTGCTGCAACAGACTATGATGTCAAAATCAACGGTTCAGATTTCTCTGTAAATCTTAACTCAGTTGAATTGTCACAAGAGGCTGACGATTTAGAGACCACAGCTTTTGGTTCAACTTGGAGAACCAGAATCGGTGGATTAAAACAAGCATCACTAACACTAAACTTTATGCAAGATTTCGGTGCAGGTTCAGTTGATGCAACACTTAACCCATTACTAGGTTCAATTGCAACAGTTGTAATCAAACCTACAAGTGGAACAGTAACTTCAACAAACCCAACTTACACAATGACAGCATTGGTAACCCAATACTCACCATTCGCATCAAGCGTTGGCGATATTGCTACACTTTCTGTTACTTGGCCTGTATCTGGCTCAGTAGTTCGCGGAACTGCTGCGTAATTAAAAAAGGAAACAAATGAAAATCAACCTGCGCGTGAATTACAATGATGGTAATTCTAAAGAAATAGTTTGTTCAGCAAGAGACTTAGTTGCGTTTGAAGAAAAGTACAGCAGGTCGGTAGCAAAACTCGAATCAGAGTTCAAACTTACAGACCTGCTTTTTCTTGCTTGGCATTCTGAGAAAAGAACCAATGCAACTAAAAAAGAGTTTGATAATTGGTTAGATGAAGTTGATGAAATTGGTGTAAGCGACTCAGACCCAAAATAAAGCCGCTCGGAGAAAACTCTGAGCATTGGTATATCGCTTATTTGGCTTGTGAAACTGGGATTGCTCCCTCTTTGCTTTTACAAGAGTCTGACCGTATGCTTTTTACATTAGGAATGTACTTGCGTTGGAGAGCATCCGAACAAAATAAGAGGTAATTGTGGCTATTGGGCTTTCAACAGAAGTTCGTGGTCTAAGAGAAACTCTAATGGAACTTAGAACATTAGATAAAACTTTGTATACACAATTAAATTCCGACATTAAAAACGCTTCTTTACCTTTTGCTAAAAGTATTGAGAATGCTTTACCTAAATCTGTTCCCCTATCTGGTTTTACCCATAGTGGGGCAACTGCTTTTAGAAAATCTGATAACAAAACTGAAGTCAAAACAGGCACAAAAAAACCTAGAGGTAACACACCAACAGCTTTATTAAAAGTTGTAGTTAAAGGTCGTGGTTTGGCTATTGCTGATATGGCTGGTAGAAAGAAAACTACTGGTCGTTCTTCTGGTCGTTCTAAACCATCTGCTCGTAGACCAACTGGTTACAGATTGAGTGGTCAAGGCACGGCATTGATTCGTAACTTAAATAACATTCACGGAGCATCTCGCTTTGTTTGGCCTGCCGCTTTGAAAAATCAGAATTTGATTGATAATAGTATTGAACGTTCTTTACAAGAAGCATCAGCGAAAGTAAACAGAAACTTATTGGTGGTTAAATAATGGCAATTATTGTCCCGATTCTCACGCAATTTGATGACAAAGGAATCAAGTCTGCAATAAGAGAATTTGACAGAGCTAAAACCAGTTTAGGTAAATTTGCTGCTGTTGGTGAGGGTTTCAAAGCAGTAGGAACAAGTCTCACCAGAAACGTCACAGTTCCTTTGGCTGTTGCAAGCGCTGGTATATACAAACTTGTTCAAGCAGGTTCAACACTTCAAGAATCTATTTCTAAAACTAATGCTGTTTTCGGTTCTAACGCCAGAGCAGTTCAAGATTGGTCAAGAACAACAAGTGCTGCTTTTGGTATTTCACAACAACAAGCACTTGAAGCTGCTGGAACCTACGGAAACCTTTTCAGAGCATTTGGTCTTGGTTCAAAGCAAGCACAAGAGATGTCACAAAATCTTGTTGAACTTGCCGCAGATATGGCTTCCTTTAACAACGTTCCAATTGATGATGCACTAACTGCTTTACGTTCAGGTCTTTCAGGTGAAACTGAACCATTAAAACGTTTCGGTGTTGCTCTTACTGATGCACGTCTAAAAGAAGAAGCATTAAGACTTGGTTTAATTAAAACAACTTCTGGAACTTTACCTATCGCTATAAAATCACAGGCCGCTTATGCTTTAATTTTGAAAGACACAGCATTACAGCAAGGTGACGTGGCAAGAACCTCTCAAGGTTTTGCTAATCAAATGAAATTTTTACAAGCAGAAGTTTCTAACGTTAAAGCCCAGATTGGTACAGCGCTTCTTCCAGTTGTTCTTCAATTGGTTGATGTTTTAAGAGCAGATGTTGTACCTTTGGTGCAGCGTTTTGCTGACTATATGACTAATTTGAGTCCAAAAGTTATTGATGTTGCTTTGAAGATAGGTTTATTTGTTGCCGCTGTTGGACCATTGTTATTTATTTTTGGAACGTTGATTGGCTCTATCAAAACATTTATTGATGTTTTCAGAATATTAAATCTTACATTTTTACTTAGCCCTGTTGGTTTAGTAATCGCAGGTCTTGTTGCTTTATCAATAGTTGTTATCAGGGCTTGGAAAACCTCTGACACATTCCGTCAAGGAATAGCAAAACTAGGAAACGCATTCATTGGATTCGTTGAGGGTGCAATAAATTATGCAATCAAAGGATTAAACTTTTTCATCCAAACTATAAACAAAGTTATTAGAGGCTTAAAATTCTTCGGCGTAGACATTGAAGAAATCGGTGAAATTTCAGAAGTAGCTTTTGGTCGCTTATCTTTCAGCGCAGTTGAAGCCAAAAACTCAATGGGTGCTTTAGCAGCACAAACAGACACTTTAGGTATGAACGTTGCTGACCAAGTTGTTCCTGCCATTGACGAAATGAACCAAGGATTAAACGAATCTTCTACTGCTATGGACAAGGCTAAAGATGCTGCTAAAAAAGCCGCTCAAGTTATTGTTGATAATCTTGAAGATTCTTTACGCAAAGCCGAATCAGCTCTTGAGGATGTTAAAGGCAAATTTAATGATTTCAAAAACGCAATTGGAAGCACAATCACAGGCATTTTGAATTTTGGTAAAGCAGCCGAATCTGAGGATTTCTTAAAAGGACTTGCAGACCAAGCAACTCAAGCTACTGCGTTTGCTGACAAAGTTAAACAACTTGTTGTTCTTGGCTTAAACGAACGTGCTATCCGTCAAGTTTTGGATGCAGGTTTTGAGGCTGGTTCAAAGATTGCTGACAGCATCATCATTGGCGGTTCAACAGTTGTTGAGCAAATAAATACTCTTGTTGATTCTGTGTTTACTGTTGCTGACCAAGTTGGGGAGTTCGGTGCTGTTGCTTTTTATGATGCTGGTGTTAAACAAGCAGAGGCAATGGTTGCTGGTATCAAAGCAGCATTAGAAAGCGCTAGAGCAGACCTTAAATTAATTGTTGATGGACTGACCACAGGTTCAAGCGCTGGTGCTACTGGTGGTGCAGAACCTATTGTTAAAGACAAACAAACTGACACAGGAAACAAAGTTCAACCTGGAAAACTTTTAACTGCAAATCAATTTGCCAAGGCTTCTGCAATCAATAAAGAATTTGGAACTGCTGCTGGCGGATATCAAGCTATGGCTTTTGCAATTCAAAATAAAACTTTAAGAATGGCTAAAGGGGGAATTGCGCTCGGACCTACGCGTGCTTTAATTGGCGAGGCAGGACCAGAAATGGTAGTACCTTTATCTGGAGCTAATTCAGCAAAAATGGGTAGCACTTTTAACATAGTTGTTAATGCAGGTGTTGGCACTTCTGGCGCACAAGTTGGTAAAGAAATTGTTGATGCCATCCAAAAATACGAACGTTCATCTGGTCAAGTTTTCGCTAGGTCATAAATGAGTCTGCCATCAAAAACTATTGAAATTGAAATAGACCCAAATGCAGGCTTACAACCTTTTTTTACTTTAGATTCACCAACATTGGGTGTATTAGATTCACCTGATGCAATTCTTGGTGGTTTAGTTTGGGCTGATGTAACACCATACGTTATTGGCTACTCAACTAATCGTGGTTCAAGCCGTTTGTTGGACAGATATAACTCTGGTTTAGCTTCTGTAACTTTTGATAACACAACTCGTCTTTTTGACCCATTAAATACTGCAAGCCCATATTCTGAACAACTTTTACCTAGACGTGGTTTGAGGATATTTGCAGGTGGTTCTGCTGTTTATCAAGGAATTGTTCAAGACTGGAATCTGGCCTACAACCCAAGTGGGGATAACACAACAACAGCAGAAGTTGCTGACAAGTTTTCACTTTTAGCTCAACAAAATATGACTGCGCACACAGCAGTTGTTCAAAACTCTGGAGATAGGGTTAATGCTGTTCTTTCTAGACCTGAAGTTGATTGGTCTTTAACTGAAAGAAACATTGATATAGGTCAATATCAAATGCAAGCAGATGTTGTTGATAATGGAACTATTGTTTTAGATTATTTAAATCAAGTTACTCAAAGTGAACAAGGTTCTTTATTTATTGGCAAGAATGGTTACTTAAACTTTCAAGATGCTTCAGTTGGCCCAAGTAGCACAGGTGCAGTATCTTTTGCTGACGATAATTCTGGAATTAATTTTACCGATTTATCTGTTGTTTACGGCTCTGAACTTCTGTATAACAGAATTTCTTTAACAAGACTTGGTGGAGCAAGTCAAATTGTTGATGATTTAACTTCACAAGCATTCTATGGAATCACAACTTACGAAATAGATAACTTACTCAACAATTCTGATTTAGATGTAGCAAACATTGCTGATGCTCTTTTGGCAAAATATGCAAACCCAGAATATAGATTTGATTCAATTTCAATAGAATTAGCAGAACTAACTACTGGACAACAAAATCAAATACTTGCTTTAGAATTAACAGACATTGTAAAAATTAAATTTACGCCTAATAATATTGGCGCTCCTATTGAAAAATATGCTCGCATTATTGGCATCAGTCATAATGTTGGTAACTTCACTCATAAAGTGACTTTCAATCTTGATACTTTGGATTTCAGTCCGTTTGTTCTTGATGACCCTGTCTTTGGGGCTTTAAATGCTTATGGACTTGGGTAAACTAAGATAAACTCATCTTATGATGATGAAAGGATTTAAATGCCAGGTTTAGGTAGAAAAACGTTTACAGCAGGCGATATTTTAACGGCTGCTCAAGTTCAAGGTTATTTGCAAGACCAGTCAATAATGGTATTCGCTGGAACTGCTGCAAGAAGCTCAGCAATTCCAACCCCATCACAAGGAATGTTTGCTTACCTAACTGATGATTCCACGCTATACACATATAATGGAGTTGCTTGGGTAGCTTTTACCTCTGGTGGTGGCGGTTCAAGCGGTTTTGAAACAAATTTTCTTTTAATGGGAGCATAAGTGCCAACAACATATAAAGTTTTAGGACAGATTGCTGCTGCCTCTGCGGTGGCTGCAACTGAAACAATTTATCAAGCAGGAACTGCAACAGGAACTGCAACTCAATCTGTTATTTCGACTGTGACAGTTTGTAACCGTGGTGCAACTTCAACAACTTATCGTTTAGCAGTTAGACCAGATGGAACAGCGGTAAACAATCAACATTACATTGCTTATGATGCAACAATTCCAGCAAATGACACTATTGCTTTAACTTTAGGTATTACTCTTGACGGCGCAGACATTCTTGCCTGCTACGCTGGAAACGCAAGCCTAACATTTAATGCATACGGTTGTGAAATAACCGCATAAGGAGTTCTAAATGTCAATTTTTAGAACTACTGAGCAAATTTTCAAAGGTGGTATCCACTTTGACGAAAATTGGTTAGAACAACACCCATTAACAAGATTTGAACCAACCCCAATTGCTTGGTTTGGAAAAAATGATATGAAATTAGAAGATGTTGATTTTTGGGAAGTAATCCAAGAAAGTGGCGGCGGTAACGGTATTTATGCCGCTTATCAACCTTATGGTGAAGCATATTTGATTAGAAATAAAAATATTTATATTGAGTTTTTTTCAGGCAAAAATGCTAACAAATTAGCAGAAACTTATTGTAAAAAAAATAATATAAGTTATCCTTTTGAGCAGGACAAGCTAAGTGCCTAAATATAAAAGTAACTTAAACATATTTTTCAAGGGTGGTTATTTAGAAGATAACATTTTGCCTTTAATTACTGACATTCCTAACGATATGACAGTTGAAGATGTTGATGCTTGGGAAGTATTGATTGAGGATTTAGATAACAAAATTGGGTTTTTTAAGTCTTTTGACCCTCAAGTTGATTTTTATTTACTTTTACATAACGAAAAAGACGGAATAATTTTTTATGGAAATGACTGGAAATTGGATTGTGTAAGATATATGCAAGACAACAATTTACAACACTTAATTGAACTTTTAGGCTGGGAAAATGATTAAAAGATTTTCAAGGCAAAATTTTATACACCCATCTGAGGCAAACACTTTTTTTAATCCAAAAGATGAATCTTTATCTTTTCAAGGCTCGCAACTTTTAACTTTTACTTCTGGCACGACAACTTGGCAAAGACCAAAAGGCGTAAGAACTGTTGAAATTCTTTTAGTTGGCGGTGGCGGTGGCGGAGCTAATGGTGCTGGAAATATTGGTTGTGGTGGCGGTGGAGCAGGTGGAGTTATTTATAATGCATCATTCCCAGTAAATGCGACAAGTTACACAGTCACAGTTGGTACTGGTGGTGGTGGTGGTGCTAATGGTAACGGTTCTATTTTTGGCGACCAAACTGCTTATGGCGGTGGAAGTGGTAGCACAGGTTACGCAAACGGAAACAACTCACAAAACGCTGGTTCAGGTGGCGGAAGTGGCGCTGCAAATGGTGGAAACGTTCACTATTCAGGTTATTGGATGATAGGTCAAGGATATGGTGGGGGTAACTCTGTCCCACAAAACGGCAGTCCAGGTGGCGGTGGCGGTGGCGGTGGCGCTGGTAACTTTGGTCAAACCAGTAATCAACTCGGTGGCACAAATGGGGGTAATGGTATCGCTTATTCTATTTCTGGTTCATCTGTAACTTATGCAGGTGGTGGAGCTGGTTGTTGTGGAACTACTGGTAATAATCAAAACACTGGAGCAGGTGGCACAGGTGGCGGTGGAAACTCAAATAGAAATGCTGGCGGAAATGCTGGTACAAATGGTTTAGGTGGTGGTGGTGGCGCTGGGGGTAACGGTGGTGCTGCTGGCGGTAATGGAATTATTATTTTGAAATACACACAGTAAGATTATGTTATGGGTATAAAAAGGCTTTCGTTTAATTCTTTTATGTCTGAGAAATCTTTGACATATAACAATACTCCAATCTTGAATAGTTATGTTGAAACTTTTTCAGCAAATGGAAATTTTCTTTGTCCTGGTGGGGTTAATGCTGTTGAATTGTTAGTTGTTGCTGGTGGTGGAGGTGGAGGCGCAGCAAGTACTGGAATCGCAGGTGGCGGTGGTGGTGCTGGCGGTTTAATTTATTCTGCTGCATACACAGTTACACCAAGAACAACTTACGCAATCACAGTCGGTGCAGGTGGTAATGGAAATACTCAAGGTGGAAGTAGCCAGTTTGATAATCAAATTGCTGTTGGTGGTGGTTATGGTGGCAATGGTGGTCAAAATGGTGGCAATGGTGGCTCAGGTGGTGGCGCTGGAATTAGAAACGGCGGCAACGCACACAATGGCGGTTCTGGTACAGCAGGTCAAGGTTCAGCAGGCGGCAACGGTGTTGCACAAAATGGTACAAGTGGTGGCGCTGGAGGTGGTGGAG